GTCCTCCCCCAACTCCACCTTCTCCTACCAGAGCACCAGATACATTAAATAGCAGACAGTTTGCATCAATACAGGACTTATTGTCTGAAGGAGAGATAGAGGGTTTTGCTACTCCATCAAAAGCAGGATTAACAAAAGGAACTACAGCCTATAACAATGCAGCATTGAAAGATATATTTTTAAACGATACTGCTATTCTTCAATCTGATGCTAATAATTCAAGTCCAGAAACATCAAAATTTAATTTCCAAAATGTAGGATTTACACCTCGTTTCGGCACAGGAAACCAAGAGCATATACCTGGAATACAACAATCACAAAGTCCTCTATCTGGTTTTGTTTCTGTACCATGTACTAAAAGTGGCAATGGTGTTGCAAGGGATTTGCCTACAGGAAAAGACGCTGTAAAAGTAACAGTTACTTTTGCACAAATACAGAAAGCAACAGATCAAGGTGATTTATTAGGATCAACTGTACAATTAAAAATTTCTTTAAAAGTAAATAGTGAAACAAATTATACTGAAAAACTAACAGATACTATAACTGGTAGAACTGCTGATGCCTATTCAAAAGAATATAGAATTAATTTACCTGATGGTTATACTTTCGCAAATGTAAAGATAGAAAGGTTAACAGACGATCAAGCATCTGGAGGTAGTATTGTAGATGCTTTTAATGTAAGTAGTATTCAATTATTAATTGATGACAGACAAAGATATTTAAACAGTGCTTATACAAATTTAAGGATAGATTCTGAACAGTTTAGTTCTATACCAAAAAGAGCTTTTCGTATTCGTGGTGTAAAGGTAAGAATACCAGGAGCAGGA